TGAAGAATAATGCAGAAACACACTAAAGTATATTTTCGGTATTTTGATTATGGGGAGCAAGATATGATACCTTGTGAGATTTGCGGTGCGAGAGCTGTTGACATTCATTATATCACAGGAAGGGGAAAAGGGAAAGATGTTATAGAGAATTTAATAGCTTTATGTCGGGAGCATCATAACGTAGCGCATAAGATTAACAACAAATATACTCAGGCTTATTTATCAGAAATTCACAAACGTAAACTTAAAAGCTAATTGCTATGATAATCACACAGGCTATGTTAAGAGGAATAAAAGAGTTCATTACGGGCTATCGGCTGGTATTCTTCGTGAAAAAAGAAGGGATGACGGATGATACTAAGCTGTCAATTGAGCAGGATAACGGTAATGAAGGCTGGATAACTTTCTCAAGGGATAAGCTAAAAGAAGAAGTTGAGAACGTAATGAGGAATCGCAAGATAGGGATTAATGAGGAAGGGAAAAGTAAGTCGGAATTAATGCGGGGAGCTTTATATCGCTATTGGCAGAAATGCCCCGGGAACAAAGCATTTGAAGATTTCTATAATGAAAAAATGGAAGGCTTCATAACTAAAATCAATCAAACGACAGCTCAAATTGAAGCTGAGGAAATAGATCAATTTTACAACAAGCCAGCTCCGGGGCTTAATGATCCGGGCAAGTAATAATTTTAAAACTACAAAGATGATAAACAAAGTTATTTTAGTTGGGAGAACAGGGAAAGAACCCGAACTCCACGAAACGCAAAGTGGCAAGAAAGTGGTAAGATTCTCACTTGCGACTTGGGAGAATTACAAAGATGAAACAGAGCCTACGGGATGGCGACAAGTAACCGAATGGCACAATATTGTAGTGTGGGGAGCTTCGGCAGATACACTTAAAAAGAATCTCAAAAAGGGAGATTGGGCATATGTTGAGGGAGGCATAAGGACCCGGAGCTACGAAACAAAAGACGGAGAAACGAAGTATATTACGGAAGTGGTTGGCTTTGCCAAAGCTATTCAGTCCCCAAAAGCTGCAACCACGACAGCCCCGAAGGACGCCCCGCAACCAAAAGCAAAAGAGTTGTCGGAGATCCCGGATGACATATTAAGAGGCGAACCACCATACTAGCCGATAATGTTAACAAGTAAAAGAACAAACAGATTCAGGTTCCCGGCACAAATACCGGGAACTTTACTGCAATATAGTATTACCCTCCCTGAAGCCAAACGGAGGCTTGTGGGCGAAGATAAAACTAGGATGGTATCTTTATATACCTTTGCAGAGAAAATGCAGCAGAACTAAAATTTGATAAAAATAACTCATTAAAATTATGGCAAAAGAATATCACAAAAACCCCCGGAAGATCACAACTCAGGAAATGCAGATGATAAAAGACAATCTGCTAGAGCTTGGCGATATCTCAATGATCGTTCACGATCTTAATTCTGACGAAATAATTGGAGGCAACCAGAGAAGCAAGATAATCAACTTCAATGAATGCGAAATAGTAATAACTGAATCATACAGCGAACCCGATGATCAAGGCACTGTTGCTTGGGGATATGTTGTATGGCAGGGAATGAGGATACAATACCGTCAGGTACGCTGGACTGCCGAACAATGTGAAAAAGCAAATATAACAGCTAATTCCCTTTCAGGTACTTGGGATAAAGACATACTGTTGGCAGAATGGAATGACGTTCCGGGGCTTGAACAATGGAATTTGCCATTTGTCTTAGATACTCCAGCCGTACTTGGCAATCCCATAGAAACAGTTGCGCACACTTCAAACAAATACCACGACGTAAAAGCTATGGTATTCATCTCCCTTAATCTAGTTCAGAGGAAGATCGACGTTCCCGAATCGGAGGCTAAGGAATGGCTTAACGGAATAGTAGAGATAACCCGCAGGGGCGAAGATCATCTGCAAGACTATTTCAACAATGTATATAAAATGGCATTCGATCATATGCAGGAAATATTAAACAATGACACAAATGAGCCAACAAACAGTAAACAGGATAAAAAAAGTAGGCGTAAGAAATAACCGGATATGGGTTACTATGGAATCGGGATTAAGGATGCTCTTAATTCAAACAGATGTCCCGGTTAATTATGATCCTCAGTGCCTTGTCGGGATGACGGTAACAGAGGCAATATGTCATAATCACGAACAACTAAGGAAATGAAATATCATCTTGTAAACCTATTCCCTAAAGACAAGGCTCAGGAATCTATCGGAGTTGGGTATTATACCTTCCAGATGTTGGAGCATCTGCTGAAGATCAACAGGCACGAATTGATCTCTGAGGATAAAATAGATGGGGACACTATCATTCTTGTATCTGTCACAACGCTTGATTCAATTCCATACCTGAGAAAGGTAAGGCAGAAATATCCCGAGAATATCATAATTACTGGCGGTCAGTTTGCGTTCAATTTCCCTGTTTGCCTTATATATTCAGACTATTGCAATGTAGGAGAAGCTTTTGAGTTCATTCAATGCAAAAGCATTGAGGAAATAAAACAACTAAAGTGCATAGCCTATCATGGGAAACAGGAATTAATTGAGCCTTCAGGGAGGATAGATTGGAAGTTAGTTCCGGCTTGTCAGACTAAAAAGGGAATATTCTATTATTGGAAAGGGGTTGGATGCAGGAATAAATGTGGGTTCTGTTTTACAAGCTGGACTAAGCAACAGCAGGAAAATGACACCCGAAGAGTGCAGTCTGTTGCCAATGACATAAAAAAACGAGGGGCTGGATTGATTTTAATATCAAACGAATACGATGAAGATATTGAAGTAAAAGTCAAGGATATGATGTTAAAGCAATTTCTGAGAACCAAATTATATTCCGGCAATCCCAAATTAATAAGGCTTGGTGTGGAGTTTGCAACAGAGGAAATGCGTAAGAAATACGGTAAGGCATTCACTAATCATGAGTTTTACGAAGCTTTAGACAAGGCAGCCGTAGAACAAAAGGAACTCAATCTATTTTTCATTACAGGGATAGAACCGCTTGATGAGATTACTAAGCTATTAACCGGATATAAAAGATATATCACAAAGCCGAAAATATTTGTCAAGCTTACAAATATAGTATATCAGCAATTCACCCCGATACATAAAGATCGCTTCAACATAAATATCAAGAACTATGCATATCCCGATTATCAGCACGAATTAAAGAATGCGCTTGACGAATATGGCGGTTGGAGATTTAAGATATTATCAACTGCAAAGCCTCATAAAGCACTATACGAAACCGGGATGGGACATATTACCAGCGATGAAGAATATCAGGAGATAAAAAAAATACTTACCGCAGCAACGGCTGAAGATGCATTGTCAATATTACTGTCAAGCGGAGTTTTACATAACGATTTTAGACCGCTCGTTAAGTTTTGGTATCAGAAAAACAAAACTATGGAACAGGCTTTCAAGGAAGCAAGTGATAAATCACAGTCATTTATTAATAAATACTTAAATGCAAAACTATGAAATGGATTTGGCTAATACTCGGAATATTTTTACTGCTTAGTGCAGTTGCGGTTATAACTTGGGTAATATGGAAAATCGGAGAATATGAAGCTAAGTTTGAAGCAGAATATTCCAGGATTAAAAAAGCATTAAAAAGAACAGACGTAACTTGGAGCAAATATCTGACTTTTAAAAAGGATATAGATAATTTATCCCGGATGAGAAGAAGCAACAAAGAGAAAGTTCAGGTATTGGGTGACGAAGTAGTAAGAATCTTCGGCAAAATAAATGCTGGGAGCTATGACGATCTATCTTTGTAAGGATATATAGAAAACGAAATGAAAAAACTGTTTATACTTTTCGGTATTATACTCTTTTGCGTAAAGCTCACAGCCCCGCCTCTTGACTGGTGGACGAGTTACGAAGTACGTGAATCACATAACGCTGTTTATGAAATGAGGCTCTACGACAGGGAACTTGACCTTTACGCTCATCACTTAGGTTGGTGTGAGAGCCGTAACAACTGGAAAGTAGTAAATAAACAGGGCTATATGGGTACGTGGCAGCACGGAACGGAGTTATTAGCTGATTTAGGGTTTAAGATCACACCTGATGCTTTCCGGGCTGACAGCTCGATATTCCCTCCGGAGCTTCAATATAAAGTCCTGATGGCTCAGATTAAGGTGCAGACTATTCAACTGCGTAAATTCGATGCTTGGATAGGTCATGAAGTCGCTGGAGTTGTTATCACTCGTTCCGGGATGCTTGCTGCGACACACTTGGGCGGTATCGGTGCGGTGCGGGACTTTCTTTACTACGGTATTGACCGGGCAGACAGTAACGGGACACGAATATCAGATTACCTTAATGAATTTTCAATATACGAATTATAGTTAAATTATGGGAATTGCGTTTACATATTTACGACAACCACCTAAAAAATACACATTTGAAATGCCTCAATTATTAAGATGGACAATTCAAAATTGCAGGGGACATACATTGAATTTGTTCGCGGGGAAAACCATCCTTAATGGAGTGAAGGAGACGAGGGTTGATCTTAATGAGGAAATGCCAGCTGATTATCACATGGACGCCTTTGCTTTTGTTTTAATGGCAAAAGAAAATGGATGGGAATATGAAACTATAATATTCGATCCACCATATAATTTACGAAAGAGTAGAGAGAAATATTTGGGGATATACACTAGTGAATTGCGAAAAATAAAAACAGAACTTCCAAATATAGTAAGCGACGGTGGGCTTGTAATTAGTTATGGATATGATACTACTGGTATGGGGAGAAGTCGAGGCTTTGAATTGATCCATATATGTATAATTAATCATTCCGGAGATCATAACGATACTTTGTGTATTATAGAAAAAAAGATGCAAAAGTGTATTCATTTTGAGTAACGGTACGAAGATAAGTCAGTATATGAAGGAGTTTAGTATATATAATTTATAAAACTATAAGCTATGAAAACAGAATTATTCAAGAAGGTGTATATACACAGCGAAAAGGACTTACCGAAAGAAGCGGGATTCTATTTCCTTCATTGGAAACATACAAATGATAGGATGCATACGCAAATGGGTGTTCAGTATTACGATGAATCTATAAAAGGGCTTTGGTTTGGTAAAGGTTGGTATGACTGGTATCTTCTTCCAGTAACTCTTCCGAGCGATGAAGAGATAGAAAGAGAAACACCCGCCTATTGCGGATTAGCAGATGAAGCAAAAGCATTTCAAGCAGGAGCTACTTGGCTCAAATCCCGTTTAACCACTAAATAACAGACAAATGAATGAATTTATTGTAGATAGAGACAACAGGGAGATGTTTGAAATATTTGCTGAATTTCACCCAGTTGAGGCTTACGACTTAAATAGACTTGCATTTTATAAGTTTATGAAAAAGAAAATGCCGTTACTGTCAAGAAAAACCATTGATAAACTAATGGAAGAAACCAAACAAGAAATTAATGCCACTGATTAAATCCACAGACAAGTGAAAGACAAGATACTGGAAATATTAATTGATAAGATAAAAGCAACACCGCATGACTATTATCCTACTGGCATTGAAGGGATACCGCAGTCAGCAAGAGAGATTACAGACATGGTTAAGGCTTTCACGGAGTGGCTGATAATAGAACAAGAAATATTTATGGGTGAACTATCTGAGAAATATATCATCAATGATAATATTCATGTTAAAGGTAAGAGATTAGAAACTCTTGACGAACTTTTTGATTACTGGTACGATAATATTAGAAAGAAATGACAGACGAAAGCATAATGCCAATAGGTAAATATAAAGGAGAAAAATTAGCAAATATACCAGCTCACTACCTTCTTTGGCTTTACGAAAAGACTTCAATATACGGGGAGTTAAGAGATTATATTAAAGATAATTTTGATGTTTTAAAATCTGAAATCGAATATAAAAACAAATCTAAATGAAACTTGAAAGACGAAATGCTTATTTCTGTAAAGAGTGCAGAAAAGTGACAATAACCGTGGATATTGATGAAGGTGTAACCCCTATGTTTATTCAATGTCCTCATTGTAAATCTCAAATGGCAAACTCATTTATGTATCAAGTACCCGGATGTATGAGATATGATTTTACGAAAGGGACAAATGTTCTCCCGGCAGATTATGAATGGTATAAACCTAATGAAAAAGAAACATTGATGTTATCTAAATCAGAAGCAGAACACGTTTTTAAAGGGGGTTTGCTTATGCGTAAACGAACAGATAAGCAAGCTATAATGTTTGAAATTAAATCCACAGACAAATGAAAGTATATTTCACGTTTCGTAATCATTTTAAAACAATACAAGTAATTCATTTAGGAATTAATATTAGTTGCTGTTTTGATTCTTTCGCTTGCGGTATCAGTTTAAGTTTACTGTTCATAACAGTAGGATTTCATATTTACAAAAGTAAAGACAATGCCAAAGATAAAAGAGTTTAAAAATTACGGAGGACATTCTTGGTTCGGTACTTATTTATCGCTCAATGATTTTAAAAAACTCAAAGAGTTATATAAAAAATATCTTAAATGTTTTAATAAGTAAAGACAAATGAAAACAGAGATAATGCAGAAGATAATTGACAAGCAGGGTGAGATTGATAATGTAAGGGTAAATCAATTATTGAATCTTAATGAACAATTAAGTCCCAATAATTTTACTCTTCCTATTTATCAACTTGAAATGAAATATAATTCGTTGTGTAGCAAAATTACACTATTACGCTCTGAACTTGCCTCTCTCAAGTCCCAGCTTGCGGAAGCAGGGGAAGAAAAGAAACTGACTGATGAGCAAATACAGCAGTATGTAACGGATAGATTTTCGGATAGCCATTTATTGCCGGAGATTATTGCGTTTAGGGCTATAAAATATTAT